ACGGTGTTCGCGGTGCCCTTCCACGAGGTGGACAGGTCGGGCAGCGTGGTGTTCGCGGCGTTGTTCGCGACGATGACGGAGGTCATCGTGATCGTGTTGACGGTGGTCGTGCCGTAGTAGTACCAGGTGGTGCCGTCCGCGGACTGGAACCAGTCGTAGCAGACCGCGCCGCGCACCGCGCCGACGGTGGCGGTGATGGAGTGCGTGGAGGCGGCGACCGTACTGGTGGTGATGTTCGCGGAGTTCGCGCGGGAGTTGCCGGACCCGTAGTAGTAGCCGCTGCCGGTCCTGCCGGCGACGGCGACGTAGACCTGGGTGGACGCGGCGATCGAGCCGCCGGTCGCGGAATCGGCGAGGCTCGGCGCGGCGGGCCGGGCCAGGGCGAAGGACTGCGCGCCGAGCAGCTTGCGGTCGTCGCCGATGAGCACCTGGTTCAGGACGTTGAACGTGGCCACCGCGTACGGGTCGGCGTATCCCTTGGCGAGGTCGAACGCGTCCTGGGTGACCAGGCCGGCCAGGCCGGTGGGCATGTACTTGGCCTGGAAGTCCTGCTCCTGGAACTGCGCCTCGTTGGCGGCGTAGTCGAAGCCCATGGAGGGGTCGGGCTGGCTGTTGGTCAGGTTCATGATCGCGCGCCAGACAGCGAACGGATTTCCATCCGTTGATGTCTTGCGGGCGACGTGGTCGCGGAACGGGGTGACCACGGGGATCAGCGAGACCAGGCCGGACAGGTCGTAGCTGTAGATGCCGGTGGATTCGAGAATGCCGGCGGTCTGGGCCTTGGTGATGGCGGAGAGGGTCTCCTCCGTCACGTCTTCGAGCACTGCGCTCACGTGCTGCCTTCTTTCGGGCATGGAAAAGCCCCCGGACGCGCGGCGTCTACGGGGGCTTGGGTGGCTGCTGGAGGGGTGCGCCTAGCGGGCGCGGGCGCCCTGCTGGAGCTTCTGGAACTCGGCGATGGCGAGTCCCTGCATCTCGTCGGCGATCCGCTTCTTCTCGATCGCGTCGTCCGATGCGGCCAGGCGCGCCTTGAGGATCTGGCCCTGCGTCATGTCGGCGGGGGCGCCTCGGTCCTGTCCGCGCATCAGGTGCGCGGGCGGGATGGCGCCGTTGCTGGCGATGGCCATGACGGCGGGCTGGTTCTCGACCTTCGTCAGGCGCTCCTCGAGGGCGGTGGCCTGCTTGGCGAGGGCCTCGTTGCGCTCCTCCAGCACCCTGTTGCGGTCCTCCAGCGACTTGATGAGCTCGCCCTGGGGGGCGCTGTGCTCGTCGATCGCTGCCTTGACCAGTTCCTGGATGCTGCCCTTGAGCACGTCCTGCGGTGCCTCGTTCTGGGTCGTGTCGGCGGCCTTGGCGACAGAATCGTCGTCGGCCGGTACGGCGTCGGCGGGGGTGCCGACGGACGCCGCGGGGGCGGGCGTCATGTCTGCGGGCGGCGCGTCCTGCGCGCCGTCGCCGCCGTCCGTGGGGGCTGTGTCGTCGGCGGTGTTGCCGGTCGGGGCCTTGGCGGTGGCGATGCGGGTGATGTCGGTGGGGGCGACGACGCCGACGAGGTTGCCGTCCTGGTCGTACACGGCGACCATGTCGGGCTTGCCCGTGTCGTCGGCCTTGGCCACGTCGGTGACGACGGCGCCCGCGGCCGGCTTGGGCGCGGACTCGGCGGCGCCGAGGGCGGGCTGCTGCCCGGACGCGGCGGTGACGTCTTCGGCGGGGGTGGGGGTCGCCATGTCGGGCTCCTCGTTCGCGGTCTTGGCGACCGCGCGGCCGCCCTCGTCGTCGGTGGTGGGTGCGGCGGGCAGGGATGCCAGGACCTTCTGCAGGGATTCGACGGCGCCGCGGATCGCGGACTCGTTCGCGGAGGACAGCACGCGTCCGGCTTTGCGTACGGCGCCGAGCGATTCGACGGTGTCCAGCGCCGCCGGGTCGAACCCGGTCATCGCCTTGCCGACCATTTCCAGCGCCATGGCGCCCTCGTCGGACTCGGCCTGCTCGTCCACCGCGAACGGCGCGAGGATCGAGATGGCGTAGTCGATCGCGCAGGCCGCGTCGCTAAGATCCATCGCGGATTCGGCGTCGGACGGGTCGGCGGTCGCGGCTTCGAGCAGTTCCCGGTCTGCCATGACGCCCAGGGCGGTGCGGGCGCGGGCGAGGATCGCGGTCCACTTGCACGCGGTCGCCGCGTCGATCGCCTCCCACGCGGGCGACCCGGGGTCGTTCGGGTCGCCGGGTGCGTCTTCGTCGGGCGCGGCGAGCACGACCGTGGGGTCCATCCCGTCGATGCCGTCGTCGGTGGGCATCCCTGCGGAGCCATCCATGTCCTTGGCCACCTCGCTCGTGTCGGGTGCGGGCGCGGTGTCCGCGTCGGCTTTCTTCAGGGAGCCGTCGGCGCCCCAGGTGTCGGGGATCTCGCTGGACGCGCCGAGCGCCTTCGCGCGGCGGATGATGTGTGCCCTGATCGCGTCGTGGCTCGCACCGCCGCGACCGACGGCGCGGATCGCGCGGCCGAGGTCTTCCTTGTCGGCGATGGGGTACGACTCGTCCTTCATCGCTTGGCCGTTGGCGGCCAAGCGGCGCAGGTCGTCGGCGTTGTACTTGGCCTTCGCGATCTGCTCGCCGCTCGGCTCGGTAGGGTCCGCCTTGCGGACCGGGGCGCCGTGGATGAGCGCTGCGATGGCTGCGGGGCTGCCCGACATGGTCACCGTCTCTCCGGCGCGCAGCGCCTGGTCTGCGGGTTCGGACTTCGCGATCAGGTCGCGCACATACGCTGGATCGAACAGCCCGGGCCCGGCCTCGCCCTTGGCGATCAGGAACCGGGGGATGCCGTTGGCCGCTTTGCCCACGAGGTCCACGCGCGGCACGTCGGCGTCGTAGATCTCGGTCATGTCCTCGGGGATCTCGTCCGCCATGGCTCAGCTCCTACGCGTTACCGAAGGGGTTGCGGCGGCGGATCGGACGGCGCCGCTTGCCGCCGCCCTGCGGGGACAGGCCGCCGATCTTCCCCTGCTGGTGCAGCGCCCAGCCCTCGTCGTCCACGAGCACGCCCACGGTCCAGTCGCCCTTGCGCACGATCAGGTCGTCGTCGATCACCCAGGGGATCGGGTTGCGGTAGATGCCCGACTCGACGGTTCTCGCGGCGCCCTCGGTGCCGTCGGCGTGGAACAGGCCGTGCTGGTGGCCGCCGAGCATGAACGACCATGCGGCGAGTTCCAGTGACCTCGGGGTGAAGTAGTCGCGGCCGCCGTCGGCGCCCGTGCGGATGCGCGGGTCGGGGCCGGCCTGGTAGGCCACGCCGTACAGGAACTGGTCGGGCGGCCCGTCCTGGGGTTCGTCTTCGTTGTCGAGGGTGCCGGTGACGGTGCGCAGGATGTTCGACGCGGCCGCCGCGAGGCTGACCCCGGATGCGTCGGCCGCGGCCTGCAGGGCGTGCAGCAGCAGGTGCGCCGGGTCGCCATGATCGTTGCCGGGTTCGCCGCAGCCGCAGTCAAGGCACATGGCTAACCCCCCGTCCGTTGTGGCGGGCAGCGGGCAAATCGCGGCGCTAGAACGCAACCCGTTACGCGGTTTTCAAAGCGGGTTTCTGGACTCCGGCATAACGAGTCACATCTCGGTAGAAGCGATCGGAAGCAGGGCGCAGCGACAATTATGTGCGATAATGCCGTTAGCGAAATACCAGCCCGTGACAGTTTCGAGGTTGTAAACGTGGCCAGACCATTGGACCCTGCGAAGATCGACGACGCGATCGCTCTCTACAAAAGTGGCAAGACTGTCGGCGAGTGCGCGTCCGCCGTAGGCATCGGCTACAACACCCTGTACCGCAAACTTCACTCGAGGGGCGTCTTCGAAAGCCGGCGCAAGCATATTACGCCGACCACGCTCACGCGAGAGTTCCTCGACGGGGAATCGGTCAAGGCGCTCGCGGCCAAGTACCGCGTCGATCGAAACGCGATTTACCGGATGCTGCGTGAAGCCGGAATCGATGGTCGCAATCGATCGGACGCCATGCTTCTCCGATGGCAAAGGGCCACGCCTGAACAGCGCGCAGCACTTTCCGAATCGACCCGCCGCTTCATGACGGGGCGAATCCAGAGTCCGGAGCATCGGGCGCGGATCGCGCTGACCAGGGCGGGCCGCGTGTTCAGCGCCGACGAAACCGCCCTCGCGGATCTCTTGCGTGATCACGGTCTCGAGGTTGACTTGGGCGTGCCTTGCGGAAGATACAACCTCGACTTGGTCATCTCCAGCGCCGTCGCCGTGGAAGTCTTCGGTGGACAGTGGCATGAAACCGGTCGCCACAGGGCCCGTTTCGCGGAGCGAAGCCGCTACATCTTCGATGCGGGCTACAGCCTGGCGATCGTCTGGACAGATAAGGCTCGTTACCCGGTCGGGGTCCCTTGCGCGAAGAACCTGGCCACCCTCACGCAGATCACCTGCGGCGACCCATCCATCGGGCGTCAGCACTGGGTGATTCGGGGTGACGGGCACTTCTTGGCCGTCCGCGAAGACGACGGTAACGAGGTCCCCTTCATAACGTCGGCTGGACGCAGCGACCGCTGACGAGCCCGTGACGACCACCCCGGCCGGAAAGCACATCGGGTGTTGCGGCGGATAGAGCGCACCCGATGCGAAGGGAAGTCCAAGTTCGTGCGCCCCTTCAGCCTCGTTCGCGTCGCACGTAGGACACACTCGGTCGTCGTATGCCGTGGACCAGGTTGAGTGGGTCACGCCGCGTCGCTGATAGCTGTCAACGGTCCCGGCGGACACCGCCCGCGCGAGTTCCGTGGTCGCGATCATCTGGGCGCGGGCCGGGTTGGACAGCAGCGCCGTGATGTCTGCGGCGATGGTGTCGGCGCTGTCGCCTCGGGCTGCGCCTGCGGCGAGGTGGCGGCCGAGTTCGTCGAGGCGGCCGTCGGCGATGGACTTGATCCGGATCTGCTCGCGGTCGAGCAGGGTTCGCAGCCCACCGCCCTGGCCGCGTTCGCCGAGCAGGAGTGTCGCGGCCTCGGTGTCGCCGACGACCCAGCCGCCGGTGTCCGCGACCGCGCTCTCCAGCGGCCGCCTGGCTTCGAGTGCGCGGATCACGGCGGCCGCGGACGATTCGCCGATCAGGTAGCCGTCGCTCCACACGCCTTCGAGCGCCCGTGCGAGCGCCGCCTCGATCGCGTCGCGTTCGCGCGCCGCCCAGTCGACCGCGACCGGGGCCAGTGCCTGCGTCGTGGCCTCGACCGCCGTGTCGGTGGATGCTTCGGCTGCGGCGCCGGGGTGCTCGCGCAGGAACCCCGACACGAGTGCGTGTACGGACACCGCGCCGAGCAGACCCGAGACGATCAGCGGCGCCCAGTATGCGGCGGCGTCACGGTCGAGTTGCCAGCCGGGCCACTGCTGGGCCGGCGGGGGTTCCCCGTCCTGCGGGGCCCCCGCTTTTGGGGACTGTTCGCCACCCGCCGCCTTGGCGAGGTCGACCGTTCCGAGGGTGCGCGGCCCGAGCGGGAAGCTGCGGGTCTCACTGCCGCGGTGCACGGTCAGGTGGGTGAAGGTGACCAGGGTCGGCGCCACCGGGGCGGGCGG